TTAAGCCTGGGCAAGCTTTCGCGAGATGGCGTCTTGCGCCTGCGCATAGGTGTCAAGATACGGGTTGAGGTAGTTGGTCTCGAGGACGTTGCTCCCGGCGCTCCTCCCCTGCATCTGGTTTATGAGCCGAGAGTCGAGCCCCGCCCACTGGGCAAGCGTCGCGTACGTCGCCCGCATGCGGTTGAGCTGCACGAACGGCAGCCCGTCGAGCGCCGCTCCTGGCTCGAAGAGGGCCTTCCACCGCTTCGGCACGTACGACGGCGTGAGCCGGTGCCCCGTGGGGACGTTACCTGCTGTGGCGTGCCTCACGCTCTGGCATATCGGTCCCGTAGCTGCCACCTCGTGGAGGGGATCCGCGAAGAGCGGAGCCAGTGGCACGCGGCGGTACCGCCGGGAGTTCTTCGGCTCCTTCATTCCGTCCTCTGCTGTGCACGCCGCCCGGATGGTGACGCATGCCGTCCAGTGCTCGCGTCCGTCCATGCCGAGGGCAGACGTCCAGCCAATGTCCTCCCAGTCGAGCGCGAGCGCCTCGGAGCGCGAGAGCCCGCCGCCGCACATGACGGACCAGAGCGCGAAGAGCTGGGACTCGCGGAAGGGCTGGCGAGACAACGCGGCCATGACCTCCCGTGGTCCCCACACGGGCAGCGGCGACGTGTCGCGGCGCGGGAGGCGGAAGCGGTAGCCCTCCATGGGAGACTCGGATATTAGGTGGTCGAAGCGCGCCTGCGAGAGCACCGCGCGAAGCGTGCGCACATAGTTCGGGGCGCTTTGCGGCGGGAGCCGGTCAATCCAGCGCTGTACCGTGACGTTCGTCACGTCCGAGAGCTGCATCCTGCCGAGCGCCGGTGATATATGGGCGCGCCAGTGGGCGTCGTACGTCTTCGCGTTGGCAGCGGTGGTCGACGCGTGGCGCCCAGGCGAGAAGGTTCCCCAGAAGTAGTCGTCGAGCGTCATGCCGGTCCCAAGCGCGGCGCATCGTCCCATCTCGTCAGCCAGGCGCACGATCTCGGCGTCAGCGTCTGCCTCGGTGCCGTGCACCACGCGCGACTTGCGGCGCTTGCGTCCGTCGTCGCAGAAGCCGCTCGTGACGGCAATCTCCCAGACTCCCGGCCTAATCTGCCTCTTTGTGCCAAGCCGCCTGCGTTCTGCCATAATGGCACCGTCTCCTTTCACATGTGGGGACAAGTCCCCCGCGCGGGTCCGCCAAGACATTCCGCGCGGGGGATAACTTTTCGACTTACCTCGCCGATGCAACCCACGCCTTGTAAGCGCCGAACGCCGCAGCGGCGGCGAATATCACGGCAAACACGCCACCTCCGACGCTCTCGGCCATGGACCCGGGGATGGCGAGCGCGAATACGAGCGCCAGGAGCGCCAGGACCACCGCCACGATGCGGAGGGCGACCGTGCGCGCCTTGCCGCTACCATTCCTCGGCGGCTCGGCCGCATCGGCTGGAGATGGCACGCGCCGCTCGGCGGCGCTTGCCTCCGGGGCTGGCGAGACGGAATCGCCCTCGGTGGCATCGGTCGTCTCGGGCTCCGGCTGCGCCTCCGGCATGGGCTCCGCGCCCACGAGCCCGAGGAATTCGCGCTCGGAAATCGTGCGCACGCCCGTGACGTCCGCGTACTCCCTGGCCTTGCGCGCCTTCCCCGTGTTCTCTCCCGAGAGGTTCACGAGCGTCGTCACCTTCTTGGTGACCCCGTTCGAGAGCTTGGCGCCGTTCTCTGCCGCGAGCGCCATGGCGTCGTGCTGGCCTATCGTGGCACCCTCGCCCGTGAAGGCCATCGTCTCCCCCGAGAGCGGGCCGTCCTCGGCTTCGAAGCGCGCGAAGTCGCGGGCATCGGTGGACACCTCGAGCAGCGCCGACATCATGGCCTGGTGGGCTAGGCTGAGCGCCTCGGCGTCGCCCAGGGCGCGGTGCGCGTCGACATTTTCGATGCCGAACGCCTCGCAGAGATCGGAGAGCTTGCGGCCGCACGAGAAGAGCTTTGCCTCAGAGACGGTGTCATACCATGGGTTGGGGCACGAGAGGTCGGTGGACGCCGCGCAGACGGACTCGACAAACCCCCTGTCGAAGTTTGCGTTGTGCGCCATGAGCGTAAGGCCGTCGCTGAACTTGAGGAAATCAGCCACTGCGTCATGCTCGCTCGGTGCACCCTTGAGCATCTCCGGCGTGATGTGGTTCACCTCCTGCGCGTCGCGCGAGATCTTGACCCCGCAGTCCGCGAAGGACTGGAAGGTGTCCATGACCTCGTCATCGATTACCTTCACGCCGGCAATCTCGACAATTCCGTCCTTGTGCGGGTCGAGCCCGGTGGTCTCGGTGTCCATGGCCACATACGAGTGCGGAAGCTTGGCAACGCACGTACTGCCAAGGTACGGCGTGTGGTTGAGCAGTCCTACGAGCTGAGCGGCATCCTTCATGGTTTCCCCTAACCAATTGCCAATACGTATACGAGGCGCCACGCGGCGCCGGTGTGCCATGGTCTCCCTACGCGCGCCATCCCGCCGGAGCGGTGTAGCTCACGACCCTTCCTATCGCGCGGAACTCAGGCGCATCCGGGTCATCGCTGCGTATGAACATGTCTCGGTACTCTGGGTCATAGCTCTCTGGGTGGAGGCGGATGCCGTCCTGGGAGAAGAAGACGCGCTTGAGCGTCGCGTCGTAGCCGTTGACGAAGACAGCGCCCACGTCGCCGTCGCGCACCTCAAGCCCCTCGTCAACAAGCACGAGCGAGCCCTCCGGGAAAAGGCGGTTCATCGAGTTGCCGGCGACCGTGAGCCAGAAGCACTCTCCGCGGCCCTCGATGAGCGACCTCGGCGTGTCCTGGTACTCGTCTGACTGCGCGAATGCCTCGCGCGGGGTCCCAGCCGCGATGCGGCCGACGATTGGGACCCTCACGGTGTCGACGGGCCTTGGCTTGATGATACCGTCTGACGGGGCAATTCCGAGGAGCTCAGACACGGTGCACCCAAGTGCCTGGCTCATGGCTATGAGCACACTCGATTTCATTTCCCTACGACCGTTCTCGTAGTACCACACGGTCTGCTGAGCGACACCGAGCTTGTCTGCCAGCTCCTGCTGCGTGAGACCCGCCCGCTTTCGCATTTCTGCCAGCTTGTTGTGCTCCATCTTGGCTCCAATCTACCAGATGCTTGTATCTTCTAACAAATTTTTGTTGACAGCAAACAGAGAACTGTTATAGTCATGATGCAAGTTACCTACCAAACATCTGTGAGAGCGAGGTGCAATTGATGAAACATCTAAAGGAAGAGCGCGAGCGTGAGGGCATTTCGGTAGACAAACTGGCAGACGCCATCGGAGTGCATCCGAACACCATCAGGGGATGGGAGCGCGGCGATTACGAGCCTACCGGCAAGAACCTCGTTCAGCTCACTTCGCTTTTCGGATGTAGTGCCGAGTACCTGCTCGACATGACGGACGAGAGGTCGGGCGGAAGGATCGCCGTCAGATAGACGTATCCCGGTACCTCCCGCGCGGTCGGCGAGGATTCGCGGCGAAAGGCTCGCCAGGCTTCCTCTCCCGCCGCGTCTCAAGGCGCGCACCAATGGGCCGCGCCCCTATCCACGGACCCGCGCGCCTGCCCCGCGCCGGTCGCGCGGGGGGCACCGGATGGGACGGCACATGAAATCGGCCCCGCGGGCTGCATCCCACGAGGCCAGCGACAAGAAAGGAGCTCGTCATGTCAATCATAGACCATCTGGTCGAGCGCGGCTGGCTCGCCTACGGGCCGTACGCCGAGCTGGAGATCACCGAGAGGGCGTGGCCGCTGTGTATTGCGCTCATGGCCGCCATGGTGCTCCTGGCAGCCTTCGTCGAGCACGGGACGGTGATGGTCCCATGACCGCCGCGGAGGTCGTAGACCCCGAGCGCCGCATGACTCCGCGCGAGGTGGCTAGGCTCGCCATGGTAGCGGACGAGGAGGTATACCGCGCCATCCACGCGCGAGAGCTCCCGGCGCGGCGCGTGGCTGCCGGCACGAGGACGTACTTCAAGGTGCGCCGCGCCGACGCCCTGGCGTGGATGGCCGGGCCTGGCGACGAGGGGGACGAGGGATGGACCTAGAGGACTACACGCAGCCTCCCGAGTCGGTCGCCTGGGCGGAGCGCGGGCACGTCTACCCGCGCTCGCTCCGGGCGCACGACCGGCGCGAGCTCTTCCGCCAGTGGTGCGATGCGAACCCAGGCGTCCTGGACGAGATGGAGCGCATGGCACTCGACCTCGCGCGGCGCGGCAAGCGCGTCTCGTCTAAGTACCTCATAGAACGCGAGAGGTACGAGGGGACGTGCAGGCCGGTGGGCGTGCCGTTCTTCGACGAGGAGGGCCAGCTGCACCGCTACGCGATCAACAACAGCGACGCTCCGCTCATAACCCGCTGGCTCCTCGACAGGCACCCGGACATGGACGTCAAGCCCAGGCGCTCGATGTTCGACGATGACGAGGGGGGCGAGGGCTGATGTCGGTGGTCATACACGACGACTTCTGGCGCGCGGCGCAGAGCATGCCCAAGCGCCAGCGGCCGGCGTTCATCTACGCCGTCTGCGCCTACGCCTTCGACGGCACCGAGCCCGAGGGCACCCCGGCGTGGCTCCCTACCTTCGAGGTCGTGCGCGACCGCATCTCCATGAGCACGCGCGCCTCCGAGCGGGGCCGCATGATGGCCAACGCCAGGTGGCACAGGGACGCCGCCGAGCCAACCACTGCCAACTCAACGGCAGATGCACAGGCACGTGCACATGCACATGCTGCGGACGATGCACAGGCAGGCTCAGGCACGTGCGCAGGCATGATGCCGAGTAAGAGTAAGAGTAAGAGTAAGAGAAAAGAGAGTTTTAGAGAAACCCATGCCGCCAAGCCATCCGTGGAGCGAAGGCGCTACGGCACCTTCCACAACGTCATGCTCTCGGACGCTGAGCTGGATCGGCTCAAGGCCACCTTCCCAGAGGACTGGGACCAGCGCGTGGAGCGGCTCTCGTCGTACATGGCATCCAAGGGCAAGACGTACAGGAACCACCTCGCGACCATCCTGAACTGGGCGCGGATGGACAAGGCCAAGGCTGGGGGCGAGGAGTATGCCCAGTACGACTAGGCGGTGCCCGCACTGCGGGGCCGAGCTCGCCCCGCGCACCGTCGTGCTCATGGGCCGCACCGTGTTCGCCGGCTGGGAGGAGTGCCAGTGCTACGGGGCGCGCCGCGAGCGCGACGAGGCGGCGAGGGCCGCCGCCGAGCGGCAGCGCGGCGAGGAGGCCGAGCGCAGGGCCAGGCAGGCTCGGAGGGCAGGCGTCATGCCGCGCTTCGAGCACGCCGAGCACCCGCTGGCCGCGCAGTGCGCCGAGGACATGCGCAAGGGGTGCGGCCTCTACGTCTTCGGGCCGGTCGGTACGGGCAAGACGTGCCTGGCGAGCGCCACGGCGCTGCTGCTCGTCGACCAGGGCGAGAGGGTGCGCTTCACGGCCATGTGGCGAGTGCTCGACGCCATCAAGCGCGGCTTCCGCGACGGAACGGACCCGCTGCCGGCCTTGCAGTCGGTGGGCTTCCTCTTCCTGGACGACCTGGGCAAGGAGTCGCCGACGGACTTCGCGCTCGAGCGGCTCTTCGCCCTCGTGGACGAGCGCAGCGCGCGGATGCTGCCGACGTGCGTGACCACGCAGTACAGGCCGAGCGAGCTGATAGCGCGCCTCGCGAAGAACGGGGACCAGGACACGGCCGTGGCCATCGTCTCGCGCCTGCGGCAGCAGTGCCGCATGGTGGAGACGTCCGGACCAGACAGGAGGATGCAGTGAGGAGTATGACGAGGCCCCCGGAGGACGAGCGGGACTTCTGCCGCTGGCTCTTCTCGGACTGGTGCGGCTTCACGTACGCGGACGTGCGCCAGGAGGACGTGCTCGCGCTCGAGGGGCTGCTCTGCATCGCGTACGCGCAGCACGAGCTCGACGCGAAATATGCAATGCGCCTGCAACCGGCGCGCAGGAAGTCGGACGCGACGCGCGTCGAGACGGACGCCATGGGACGCGTCTCGTGCGCCTACATCCGCTGCGACGGCGCCTACTTCAAGGGGCGCGAGGCGGTCAGCCTCAACTCCGACGGGTTCATAGGGATCGCGGGGTGGGCCGACGACGAGAACGTGAGGCCGTTCGCCATAGCGTTCAAGGCATGGGTGACCAAATGGCTCGTGGAGAGGGCCAAGGAGAGGAAGAGCGAGGAGGATGGAGACGAGAATGAGCAGGGATGACGGGCGGACGGTGAGCGCGTTCCGCGAGAGCGTTCCGATGTCGCTCATAAGGCCGAGCGAGACCAACCCGCGCGAGGACATGGGCGACCTGGACGCCCTGGCGCGCTCGATCGAGGCCACGGGCGGCCAGCCGGTGAGCCCCATCGTGGTGGTCCCGGACGGAGGGGTCTACAGGATCGTGGACGGAGAGCGCCGCTTCCGCGCGCTGGGCGTCCTGGGGGCCGACCGCGCCGAGTGCGTCGTGGTCGACGGGTACGACGCCGCCGACGAGCTGGTGGCGATGATGGCCACGGACGACAAGAAGCGCCTCACCGAAGAGGAGCGGGCACGCGGCACCCAGCGGATGCTCAGGCTCGACGTGCCGGAGGGCCGCGCCGCCGGGGCGCTCGGGGCCACAGCCGAGGGGGTACGCCGAGCCCGCAGGGTCGTGCGCGACGCCCCGGAGCAGGCCGACCTGGGCGTGATGATCGCGGCCGCGGACGAGTCGTTCTCCGAGGAGGAGCGCAAGGCCGTGCTGGGGTGCGCCAGCGACGAGCTGGCCGAGGCCAAGGCCGGCCAGATACGCAGGCGGCACAAGGCAGACGCCGAGACGCGCAAGGTGCGCGCGGCTATCGACCGCGCCCAGCCTGGGATCGAGTACCGCGATGGCCTCGCGCCGATGTGGTCACCTGAGTCAGTGGGCCTCCTCTACCTCGGCGCCGTCACCTCGACCGACCAGGGCAAGCTCGCGAGGGTGCTCGCCGGTGCGGATGACGACGCCTCCATCGTCGCCTTCCGCCGCGCGGGGGACAAAGCTGGCTACGAGCTGTTCGTCGAGGACGCCGGCCTCGAGCGCGGGAAGGCCGAGGAGGCCGAGCGCAAGCGGAGGGACGACGAGCTCGCCGAGCGCTACAGGGGCTGCTTCTCCGACATGCTCGAGTGGGCCATCCAAGCAGCCTCTGGGAACGGTACAGGCGGCATGAAGCCATGGCCTGACGGCTCGGACGAGTTCGTTTGCGGCCACAGGTCGCTGGGCTACTACGCCAAGGAGCTGATGCCAGAGGAGAGGATCGGGAGGCTGCTCAAGGGGATGAGATGCAACCCCTTCGAGATAGCCCTCGCCATAGCCACGCGCTACTTCGGGACCAGCAGGCTGACGTGGAATCACAGGATTGACAAGGCGTCCGCCCAGGGCTTCGCCGAGGCGTATGACTGGTGCCGGGACCACGGCTGGTCGCCCTCGCAAGACCAGGAGGGGCTCAGGGCCACGATGGCAGAGTGGAGGAAGTGGGGTGCCGGCGATGGGCACTAGGCCGTCGTGGACAGAGGAGGAGGACGAGGCGCTGCGCCGCGCTGTCGCCTCCGGGGCGAGGACGCGCCGCACCCTGGGCGCGGCGGTGCGCGGCAGGAGCGCGGACGCTGCCTACCAGCACGCGCGCCGGTACGGCCTCATCGACACGCGCCGCGCCACCGATGTGGCGTCGGGCTTCGAGCACTGGCCATCGCCGTGCGAGAGGGCAAGGCTCGGCGTCGCGCTGCGCGGTCTGCTGCTCGACGGATGCGACCCCACGGACCGGAGGTGGGTCGTGCTGCGCCTGGCGCATGACGCGGGGGTGGACGAGAGGAGCGCGGAAGCGTGGCTGGCCGCGTCCGGATGGAGTAAGAGATGAGCGAAATCAGCGACGAGCTGCGGAAGCGTGCGAAGACCGACTACATCGCCAAGCGATACGGCGAAGACAATTGGCTTATCCACCTCGCCGACCGCATCGACCGCGAGATGGCGGAGCTGCCCAAGGGCATGGACGGCGTGCCAATCCACGTGGGTGACACGGTGTATCTGGACGATGGGCGCATGGCGTGTGAGGTCGTGAGCATCAGCTTCGGACGGTGGCCTGGAGGCGTGACGGTACATGTGATAGATGGCTTTTCCCAATGGCGTGACATCACATCTGAGCAGCTGTCCCACACCCGCACAGACAGCTGGGAGCGCATCGCGGACGAGCTGGACGAGATGGTGGATTCGTCGGACTCCGCCGACGATAGATGCGAGAAGCTTGCCGACCTCGCGGAGCGCATCCGCAAGCTGGCGGGGAGGGAGGACGAGCGATGAGCGACAGGCAGGCACGTCTTGTCGAACGCAGGCACAACCCCAGCAACGGTGGGACATACGAGATATGGGACATAGGCGATGGATGCGGGATATACGTGGACTTCAACCCGCGCCCATGGGACACCGGGATACCGGAGACCATGGCATTCCCGTATGACCTGCGCCGAAAGAAAGTGACGAGCTGGGCCGAGCTGGGCGCAGGACAAGAGGACGCCACAGGCGGCAAGGCCATACGCGAGCTTGGCTATGAGCCAGTGGAGGAGGACGAGCGATGAATAGCAGGTTCATGCGGGTGCATGACGAATTCGGCCAGGAGTACGTGATAAACGTCGACAGCGTCTCGTGGATAAGCGCCGACACATGCAACGTCTGCATGTCCGGAACGCACTGCCAGGGGAACGGCATCTTGAGGCTCCGCCCAAAGGACATCCAGCGACTTCTGGTCATGACGGGGGTAGACCATGGCACCGACTAGCAATGTTGGAGGGGCGCCGGTCCCGCTCTACGACAAGGACGGGGGCCTGGTCGGCATGTGGTGCGCCGAGACCGGACGCGCGATGCTCGGCGATGCGTTCTATGTCAAGGAGCAGCCACAGGACGCGATAAGGCTTGGGATGGTAGGCAATGACGGCTATAGGACGGTGAGCCTGAATGGCACCGACTAGCGACGAGCGCCGCGATGTGACGGCGAGGCTGACCGTCCTCGCCGCGAAGAGGATGGCGAACATGACGCCATACTGGGCGACCGAGGTCGACCTGGACATGGGCAAGATGCACAGGGTCGACCTCATGGGCTTCGTCCCTCTTGGTTCGCCCACTGGCTCTGACGTGTCGCGCGTCGAGGGCGGCACGTTCGTCTGCTGCGAGGTCAAGAGCTGCATGGATGATTTCAACAGCGGCCACGGGTTGAACTTCTGGGGGGATCAGAACTGGCTCGTCTGCCCTAAAGCCCTCGCCGATGAGGTGCGCGGGAACCTTCCGCTGGGCGTCAAGCTCATGGTGCTCTGCCCCGACGCGGGCGGAAGGAGGCTCGTGATGAGGTACGACCTGAGCGGCCCCCATGCCCTGCATAGGACACAGCCAGCATCGGTGATGATGTTCGCACTGCTCAGGGCAATCAAGAACGGGAGGGGTGACGGCAATGCCGACTGATACGGAGCGCCGCGAGGTGGCGGCGATGCTGCGCAAGGAAGGACGTGCACTCACGGCAATTGACGTGGGCGCGGAACTTGCATCTCTCACCCTTGACGATGCAATCGGCATCGAACACAACGTGACGTGGGAAGAGTGCTTCAATCGCCTCGCCGACCTCATCGACCCTTGCCCGAGCATGGCGGACGAGCAGATGGGCAAGCTGCGCAGGCGGTCGACGGCGCTGGCGAGCATGACGCGCATCGCGAGCGATATGAGCGGGTGGGCCGGGGAGCTCGCGGACTCATGCGAGCGCATGAGCAGGGCGAGAATCGCAGATGACGTCAGGCGGTTCGCCGACAGGATTCGACAGGAGGCCAGGGATGCACTCAACTGACGAGCGCCGCGAGGTGGCGGCAACGCTCAGGGATGCAAAGCGAAAGTGTGACGGGCGCGGTTACCCGTGGATGACCGATGACCTAATCCTCGCCATTGGCTACGAGCACGACTACGAGGCAGACAACGGCATCTTCGACCGACTCGCCGACCTCATAGACCCGACGTGCGAGGTGGTGGACGTGGAGAAGGAGCCTGGCGGTTACCAGGGCACCGGACTCTGCTCCAAATGCGGAGAATTGCTCCTTCCGGCTTTCGTGTTCTGCCCGCAGTGTGGCTCCCGCGTCACGAACGGGGGCGAGCGCTGATGGCCGAGTACATCTTGGACACGACGGACGGCATCTACAACGCCAGGACCACTGGGGAGCTGGTGCGCTGCCGTGACTGCACGCACCACCGGTGCGGCCGCTGCGACTGGCTGCTGATGGACACCGGGGGCCGCACGCCAAAGCCGGCGCCCTTCAAGCCGGCGGCGGACGGATACTGCGCGTGGGCGAGGAGAAGGGACGACGAACGCTGATGGCCAAGGACAGGAACAGGCGCGCGAGGATGCGCGGCAGCGCGCTGGATGACAGGCGGCGCATCGCGGCGGCGGCGGAGTTCCGGAGGACCATAAGGGCCGGGCGTAGGTTCGCAAAGGCGATGTGCGCCACGACGCAAAGCCTCATAGACGCGATGGCGAGGGGCGTCGACTACATCGACTGGCTCCTCGGATTGGACGGTTGGGAATGACTGGCTGGGTGGTCTTCTTCGTCTGCGTCGCCGCTGTGGCCGTCTCCGTGGCCGCATGGCTCGCGGGCTACGCCGAGGGGATGGCGGACGGCACGCGGCTGCTGGCGGAGTGGTGCAGGGCGCACATCGACTGGGGCGACGGAGAGGACGGAAGCGAGTGAGCGCCAACGCCAGGCGCCCAAGGGTGTGGCGCAACGCCCGCGGAACGTGGTGCGCACAGGTGTACCTGGGCACGGCACCGGACGGCCGCAAGGTGCGGCCCTACCGCACGCTCCCAGACGCGGGCTCGGAGGAGGAGGCGCGCCGCCTGGCCGAGGAGTGGGTAGCAAGCCTCACGGCCGGGGGCGAGTCGGTGCGCAGCACGCTCGTCTCCGACCTGCTCGACGCCTACGTCGAGGACCGCGCCGCGAAGGACGTCGCGCCGAACACGGCGCGGCAGTGGAGGACTTTCGCACGCGCATACGTTGACCCGTACATAGGCGGGAGGATCGCGCAGGAGGTCACCGCGCACGACCTCTCGGCGCTCGAGTCGCGCCTGCTGGCACCCAGGGAGCGCGGCGGGCGCGGCCTCGCGCGCGGCACCGTGCGCGACGTGCACACGTTCCTCTCGCTCGCCTTCGACAGGTGGGTCGGCATGGGCATATGCGAGTCCAACCCCATGCGGAGCGTAACGAAGCCCCGCGCGGACAGGCACGAGGCCGTGGCCGTGGATGAGTGGGACTTCGCGACGCTCGACGCCGCGCTCGCGGACAGGGTGCTCTCATCCCCCGGGGACGGCGGGGACGCCACGAGGTGGCTCTCCGCCTGGGCGGCGTGGCTCGCCCTCCACACCGGGATGCGCCTTGGCGAGACGTGCGCCGTGCGCAGGCGCGACGTTTCAAGGAGGCTCGGCCGGGTGCGCGTGTGCGGGAGCGTCTACGAGCCGGGGGGCGGCGCGGAGCCTGTTCGCGCCGACACCAAGGGCCGCAGGAGCCGGAGCGTCTCGCTCACCGAGCGCGAGCTCGACATGGTCGGCGAGGTCGTGCGGATGCAGGACTCGCGCGCCGGCCGTGCGCTTCCTCCGGACTCCCCGCTCGTCACGCTCGACGGCTCGATCGCGCGCCCGTCGACCGTCTCCCGGGGATTCTCGGCGATACGCGACGCCTGCGGGCTCCCGCGCGGCTGCACGTTCCACAGCCTGCGGCACACGCACGCGACGTGGCTCCTGCTCTCCGGCGTGGACGTCAAGACCGTCTCCGAGCGTCTGGGGCACGCCGACGAGGCCATAACCCTGCGCGTGTACGCGCACGTGATGCCCGGGCGCGACCAGGCGGCCGCCGCCGCGTTCGAGCGCTTCGCGGACGAGGCGAGGGGCGGCGTCGACGGGTGCAAGCGGGGTGCAAGCGGGCGGGAGCCGCCGCCATCATCGGATGGCGCCATAGCCGCAGGTGGTGGCGCGCGTACGGGGCCTCATGGCTCCGCCCCCAGGCATAAAACAGGTAAGAATCCGACAGACGCGGGAAAGAGGGCAAAATGAGCGAGGGAATCAACGCGGTCGCGCTCTCGGGGGCGCTCGGCGCGGACCCGGAGCTGAGGGCAACGACTGGCGGCACCGCGGTGCTCACGTTCTCCCTGGGCGTGGGCGAGCGAAGGCGAGGCGCGGACGGCCAGTGGACCGACGCGGTCAGCTGGATCGGCTGCACCGTGTTCGGTCGGCGCGCCGAGGCGCTCGGCCGCATCCTGCGCAAGGGGACGAGGGTCGCTCTCTCCGGGAAGCTGCGCGCCAGCTCCTGGGAGAGGGACGGCGTGCGCCACAAGCGCGTGGAGGTGGTCGCCGAGACGCTCGACATACTGTCCAGGCCGCAGGGGGACGTGCCGGCGGCCGGGCCCGCCGACGAGCCCGACATCTACTCCGAGGACGTGCCCTTCTAGTCGTGGGAGGCAGACGTGGTCGACCCGTACAAGTTCAACTCAGCCCGCGACCTCTTCGCGGCAGCGCGCGACGCGCGCGTCGAGGAGCGGCGCACGATGCGCACCATCGGAGAGATGCGGGCCCGCGAGGGCCTGCGCGCCAGGGCGTGCGGCGCGGGCGGCGGCAGGCAGCAGACCGACTCGATGCGCGCCACGGACCAGCGAATCGACTACGAGCGCGCGTGCCGGCGCAGGGTCGAGGAGGACCGGGCGCTCCTGGGCTTCGCTGAGCGCGTGCTCTTCGGCGACGGCGGGGACGGCGGGCTGGCGAGCATCATGAGGGGCGCACCGTACGCGGACGTGCTCCACTGCTACTACTGCGAGGCCATGACATGGCAGGAGACGGCGCAGGCGCTCGGCATGAGCAGGAGGTGGTGCCAGGGCGCGGCATCGACCGCGCTCGAGACCATCGACCACGACGGGCTGTGGCGCGCCCTCGTGGGGGTAGGCCGCGCGGAGAGGTAGCCCACCCCGTGCGCGCCCGTGCGCGCGATTGCGCGGCAATGCGCACGATTGCGCGCGGTTGCGCGCCCGTGCGCGTTGATTTGTGGTTACATGGCAGCATCGACTCGGCGCGGCCGGGGGTTGGCCCCAGGGCCAGCCGGTCGCGATGGCGGGCCCCGGTGCGCACGGCGATGGCGCATCGGGGCCCGCCCATGCCTGGGGGGTGCGATGGTCCCGCTACAGCAGATGGCCGACCTGGCCGCATGGCACGACACCACGGTGGCGTGGGCCTTCCGCCGCGCGCTGCTCGTGCGCGGGATCGTGGTGCGCCTGCCGCGCACGCGGCGCCACGCCCACGACCGCGACCGCGCGTGGGAGGTTTCGGAGGCGGAGCTGGCCGAGCTCATGGCCAACCGCGCCAGCCCCATGGACTGGCCGAGGTGATTGCATGGCATACACGCAACGCGACACCGACCGCTCCCGAGTCGCCGCCGTGCTCAACCTCCGTCTTGCCGGCAAATACATCTACTCGCACGCCGAGGACTTCGTCTCGCGCGCCGGCTCGGACGAGATGGTGCTAGAGGATGGCTTCGACCTCACCGTGCACGTCCGCATCGTGGACGAGCTGCCGACCATCACGGTGCGGCGCGAGGTCGTGCTCCCGCACGATGGGCGTGACGATGGCTAGGCCCTCGGTCCGCCGCGGCAGCGCGGCATGGCAGCGACTGCGCCGCATGGCCTTCGAGCGCGACCGCGCGCTCGACGCCCCGTGCTGGATCTGCGGCCGCAAGATCGACTACTCGCTCGGCCTGAGCAAGAGGAGCGGCACTCCCTGGGCGTACGAGCCCGACCACTACCTGGACGTGGCCCGGCACCCGGAGCTGGAGTACGAGCTAACCAACCTCAGGCCGGCACACTGCAAGTGCAACCGCTCGCGCGGCAAGCGAGCGGGAATCCACGAGCTAGGAAGCCCTTCCCGCGACTGGTAGGGATGGGCGTTGGAATCTTAAAGTTAACCTCATGCGCCAGAGTTTTTCCGGCCGCAATCATTTCCCCCCGGCGCGATTTCGTGACCGGGTGGTCTTGCGCCGGCGGCGCGAGTGAATGTAAAGTACCTTGCTTTTACACATGCGGGCGGTGATGTGCGATGCCGGGCAAGCGCGGGAGCCCCGAGAGGCTCACCGAGATAGACAGGGCGCAGCGCATGCTGCGCGACCTCGGCGGGCTGGACGCTGCCACCGTCGACCTCGTGCGGCCGCTCGTGATAGAGGCCGCGTGGACCGAGCAGCGACTGGCTGACGCCCGGAGGCTGATAGGCGCATCGGACATCGTCGTGCCGTACGACAACGGGGGCGGCCAGGAGGGCCTGCGCCGCAACCCGGCGTACGACGGCTACAACGCCCTGGCCAAGACGTACGTGGCCTACCTCAAGCAGCTGGAGTCGATGACCGGCGAGGACGTTTCCGGGGACGGCGACGCGACGTCGCCGCTCGCCATGCAGAGGAGGGAGTCTCCGCTGGCACGCTAGGGAGGTGCGGGCATGGCAGGGCTTGTCGGCAGCGAGGAGCCGCGCCTGTACACTCCACCGCTGCGCGAGCTGACCCCCGACACCTCGCTCGGCTTCGACGTCATCGACTTCGCCACGAACGTCCTCGGCATGCGCCTGCTCCCGTGGCAGCGCTGGCTGCTCGTGCACGCGCTCGAGATCGTGGGCGAGTTCGGAGGCGACTGGCACCTGCGGTTCGTCACCGTCCTTACGCTGGTCGCGCGGCAGAACGGCAAGACCGCGCTCATAGGCGTGGTCACGCTCTACTGGCTCTACATGCTCCGCGCCTCTCTCGTCATCGGCATGGCGCAGGACCTCTCGCGATCCAACGACACCTGGGACGCCGCAGTCGCGATGGTGGAGGACGTCCCAGCGCTGCGCGCCGAGGAGCGCGCGGCCAAGCACGGCAACTCCGGGCGCGACCTCGTGCTGTCGTGGCGTCGCCACTACGTCACCAAGCCGCCGACGCGCGGCGCCGGACGTGGCGGCAGCGCCCAGCTCGTCATCATGGACGAGATGCGCGAGCAGCAGTCCTGGGACGCCTGGGACGCGGTGTCCGACACCGTCCTCGCGCAGGAGCGCGGCCTCATCTGGTGCGCCTCGAACGCCGGGGACGCCCTATCGGTCGTGCTTCGCTCGAAGCGCTTCCAGGCGCTGCGGGCCATCGGGGACCCGGACGGCTGGTGCTCGGAGCAGAAGGACCTAGTCGCGCAGAACCTCCCGGCCGACGAGCAGCTCGGGCTCTTCGAGTGGAGCGCCGCCCCCGGCCGCGACGTGTGGGACCGCGAGGGGTGGCGCGAGGCCAACCCCTCGCTCGGGCACGGCTTCCTCACGGAGAGGAAGCTCCGCGCGTCGATAGCCGGCAAGACGGAGGCAGGCGCGCGGACAGAGAACCTGTGCCAGTTCGTGGGGATGATGGCAAAGCCGCCCTTCCCGGACGGCGCGTGGGAGGCGGGCACAGACCCTGCCAGCGAGATTGCACCTGACAGCCCGCTGTGGTGGTCCGTCGACGTGAGCGCCGACCGCATGCACTCGTGCATCGCGGTGTGCGGCCTGCGCGCCGACCGCACCTACCACGTCGAGGTCGTGGCGTACCGCCCCGGCCTCGCCTGGGTGACGGGGTGGCTCGCCGAGCGCGCCGACCCGTCGCGCCCGATGCGCGTCGCGTACCAGGGCAAGGGGGCGCCGGTCACCTCGATGGCGGAGGTGTACGGGCAGGTCGACGCCGTCGAGCTCGTCCCCGTCTCCGGGCCTGACGTGGCCGCGTACGCGGGCCGCTTCTGGGACGGCGTAGCGGCGCTCGACCCGGCGCGCTCCGGGGGGACCGGAAGCGACGCGGTGCCGGTGCGGCACAGGCCGCAGCCGGTGCTCGACCTCGCGGCCGCCGTGGCCAGGACGAGGACCGCAGGGGACGGCGCCTTCATGTGGGACCGCGCGGGGTCGACCGAGGACATATCTCCGCTCGTGGCCTGCTCGACAGCCTACGGACTCGCGACGGCGGTTGACAGGGACGAGCGGCCGGCGAAGAGCGCATACGAGGACGTCGGCCTCATGACCGTGTGACACATCGGCCCCGCCTGGGCGCGGGGCATCCTTTGATGCAGATTGGGGGCATCGGGTGGGAATCCTGTCAAGGCTGACGGCGAGGGACGGCCGGCGCATGAGGGTGAGCTACGGGCCCCGCGCCACCGAGGTCCTGGGGCGCACGCCAGACGAGATGTACCGCACACAGCCCGCGCTGCGGGCCGTCGTCGCCTACATCTCAGAGAACGTCGCCGCCGTGCCGCTCAAGTGCTACGAGCGCCGCGGCGAGAACGACCGCCCGCGCGACACCACGTCAGCGCTCGCGCTGCTCCTCGAGCACCCGAGCGACGGGGTCACGACGTACGAGCTCGTGCGCGACACGATGGCGGACGCCCTGCTCTACGGCTGGGCGCTCTGGTACGTCGTGCCGAGCGCCGACTCCGAGAGCGGCTGGGAGATAACGCGCGTCCCGCCCGGTTGGGTGTCCGATAGGTTCACCTCTGACGGTTGGTCGCCATCGTCCTACGTCATCCAGGTGCCCGAGGCGGGGCGCGCGCCAGTCACCATAGACGCAGCGGACACGCTCTCGTTCTCGCTCTACGGTGCCTCTGGGCCGCTCGACCCGGCGTCGCCGGTCGACGCGCTCAAGCAGGTGCTCGCCGAGCAGGTCAGCGCCTGGGACTACCGCAACAAGGTGTGGCGCAACGGCGGCTGGGTCTCCCGCTGGATCTCGCGCGGCGAGGGCGTCGCGTGGAGCCCGGAGGGACGAGACCGCTTCGCCCGGTCCTGGAAGGCCCGCTTCTCGGGACCAGAGGGGACCGACACCGGAGGGACGCCCATCCTCGAGGACGGCATGCAGCTGCACGACACGCAGCTCAACGCCCGCGAGGCTCAGTTCTCCGAGTCAACGCAGCTCACGCGCCAGGACGTGGCCGCCGTTTACGGGATTAACCCGTCGCTCATCTGGCATTCGACCACACAGACCTACGCAAGCGCGAAGGACAACGCGCGGAGCCTCTACTCGGAGACGCTCGCGCCGAAGTTCGACCTCCTCTGCGAGCGCATCAACAAGGTGCTCGCGCCGAGGCTCGGTAGTGCGGGCTCCTATGCCGAGTTCGACGTGCTCTCCAAGCTCAACTCCAACCCGGCGGACATGATCTCGACCCTCGTCAGCGCATCTGGCCGCCCGGTCCTCACCGGGGACGAGGCGCGCCGAATGCTCAACCTCCCCGCCGTCGGAGGGGACATGGGCGAGGTCGTGACCCCGCTCAACCTCTCCGTGGGAGGGGTGGGCGCCGCGTCGGGCGAGGACGGCGGCGACGCCTCGGCCGAGGCGCGCCAGGGCGCGGCCTCCGGCGATCCGGCAACCAAGGCTGCCGGCCGGGAGCCCACGTGGAGCCTCAAGGCCCGCGCGGACGCCGACGGATCGGTCGCGATGTCGCGCACGCTCGCGCGCTTCTTCCGGCGCCAGGCGAAGGCGGTGCTCCCCAAGGTGGGCGCCGCCAAGGCGCGCGGCACCGCCGCCAAGTCGGATGACCCCGACTGGTGGGACTCGGACCGCTGGGACAGGGAGCTTGCCGACGACCTGGAGCCCGTGCTCAAGCGCTTCGCGACGCGGAGCGGGAGGGCCGCAGCCGAGAGGATGCGCGGCGAGTACGACGCGTCGCGCACGGACGCCTACCTGCGCAAGGTGGCGGAGGGGCGCGCGAGCGGCATCAACGCCGTGACGCGCCGCAGGCTGCTCGACGCCCTGGACGCGGAGGACGCCGACGAGGATGGCGCCGCCACCCCCGCCGACGTCTTCGAGCAGGCGGAGGACGGCCGCTCGGCGCGGCTCGGCGTCTCGATGGCAGCCGCCGTGGCCGTCTTCGGCGTGCGCGAGGCCACCGAGCAGCTCGCGCCAAAGTCCTCATACCTGCGCATGAAGACGTGGGTCCACGACCGCGACGGGGCGACGGAGCACCCGCGCACCGACCACGAGGCCATGGACGGCGAGTGCGTCGAGTGGGACAAGCCGTTCTCCAACGGCAGCCAGTTCCCCCACGACGGCTCGGCCGGCGTGGAGGACGAAGCCTACTGCCGCTGCGGCATCGACGTCGACATCTACAGGCTCTAGGGGGCGCGGATGGTCATTCACGTGATAACCGGCCCGCCATGCGCGGGCAAGTCGACCTACGTGCGCGAGCACGCGGCGCCCGGCGACGTGAGGGTGGACCTCGACCTCATCGCCCAGGCTCTCGGCAGCGACAGCCCGCACGACGCCCCGGACGATGTCAGGGCGGCCGCCTTCGCGGCGCGCTCAGCAGTCGTGGGCCGCGCACTCGCCGGGGCGGCAAAGGCCGACCACTGGGTCATACACACGAGCCCCACGGACGAGCAGCTCGCCGCCTACGAGGCCGCGGGGGCCGAGACGGTCGCGCTCGACCCTGGCATAGACGAGTGCCTGCGCCGCGCCGCCGAGGACGGGCGGCCGGAGCGCACATACGACGCAATCCGCGCCTGGTACGCGGGGCAGAAGGGAGCATCAGTGAGGAAGACGAAGGACTTCCGCGTGGAGGTCAAGGACGCGGGCGAGGGTGACGGCAGCGAGCACACATTCGAGGGATACGCCGCGACCTTCGACCGTGTGCCGGACAGCTACGGGGACGTGATCGCCAAGGGCGCCTTCGCGGACACACTCAAGGCGTACGAGGACGAGGGACGGCGCATCCCGCTGCTCTTCGGCCACAACATGGGCGACCCCGACTACTCGCTCGGATACGTCGACGCGGCCGAGGACGAGCGCGGCCTGAGGGTCACGGGACACATCTTCGCGGACTCGCCCAAGGGCGAGACCGTCTACCGCATGCTCAAGCGCGGCCTCGTCGACCGCATGAGCTTCGCCTACGACGTCCTAGAGGACGGCCAGGTGACGCTCGACGACGGGACCAAGGCGCACGAGCTGCGCAGGCTCGACCTCTTCGAGTGCTCCATCGTGACCGTCCCCGCCAACCAGGCGGCGCAGATAACCGAGGTAAAGGGGGGCGAGGCGCTCTCCAAGGAGTGCCGGCGCAACTCCAAGGCGGACGAGGAGTCGCTCGCGACGCTGCGCGACCTGCTCTCGCAGGCGCTCGACGTGGTGGGCGGACTCATCGGGGACGCCGGCGGCGATGGTGACGGCGGCGACGGAGAGGGCGACGAGGGCGGCGACGGTGCCAACGGCGGGGAGCCGGAGGAGCACTCGAGCGACGCCAAGGCGCTCCTGGACGTCGCGACCACGTACGCGAGATTCATTCAGTAGACCAGAGAGAAGGAGCACACATGCCCACAATCAGGGAGCAGTTCGAGCAGGCGAAGGCGGACTTCGCCGCCGCCTTCAAGGCAGGCGACGCCGAGAGGGCCAGGGAGGCCGGCGAGCTCGCGGAGAAGTACGAGGCCATCGTCAAGATGGCAGACGAGAAGGGCGCCAAGCTCAACTCCGGCGCCACCGTGCGCCACTCCGTCGCGCGCGGCACGTTTGGCGAGTGGGCCGCGAAGTCCCTCGACCTCTCGGCCTTCTCCGGCCGCAGCCAGGCCAGCATCGTGACCACGGACGGCTTCAAGGCCGCCACCGACCCCGTCACCGCGCCCGCGGCAGCCGCCGACTACAGCACATACCTCGACCAGACCGTGGTCCAGGCGCCGCGACGCCGCCTCCAGGTGCGCGACCTCTTCGGCTCCGAGTCCCGAGACTCCAGCACCGTCGAGTGGCTCGTCGAGGGCGCCGTCGAGGGCGCGCCCGCCGTCGCAAAGGAGGGCGCCGCGCTCTCCCAGTACCACTTCGCGGAGCCGGAAAAGAAGACCGCGGCCCTCGAAAAGGTCGGCGGGTTCTACCGCGAGTCCTACGAGATCGTGACCGACCAGGCTTGGCTCGCGAGCTCCATCAACGACCGCGGCCTCTACCTCCACGACCTCACCGTGGAGGACAAGCTCGTCTCCGACCTCTCCGCGACCGAAGGCGTGCAGACCGCGACCACCAAGAGCGCAGCGCTCGCGGACGCCATCTTCCAGGCCATCACCAACGTCGGCAGCGCGACGCCGTTCATGGCCGACGCGGTCGTGCTCAACCCCGCCGACTACCAGACGCTGCGCCTCGCAAAGGACACCAACGGGCAGTACATGGGAGGCGGCTACTTCTCCGGCCAGTACGGCACGCAGGGCGGCCTCGTCCTCTATCCGGACGTCTGGGGCCTCACGACCGTGGTCACATCCGCGGTCGCGGCCGGCACGCCGTGGGTCGGCGCCTTCAAGGCGGCCGGCTCCGTCTTCACACGCGCCGGCGAGGGCCTGCGCGTCGAGATGACCAACTCCGACAAGGACGACTTCGAGCACGACCTCGTGGCCATCCGCGTCATCGAGCGCCTCAAGCTCGCCGTCCGATACCCGGCCGGCTTCGAGAAGCTCACCATCTCCGAGGCATAGCCAAACCAGGGGCCGCCCCCGCGGGCGGCCCCGCGAAGATCGGGGGCACCGAAATGATGAAGCAGTACGACCTCGGCGGCCTCACCTTCCAGTACGAGGAGGGGCCCCAGCCGACGGGCGCCGTCGAGCACGCGGAGCCCGCGCGCAGGCCGCGCCCCAAGGCCAAGCAGGCCGAGGCCCCGGCCAACAAGTCGCGGGGGGTGGCGGACAAGTGACCACCCGCACCCCATGGGGCTACGAGGTGGACGGCGAGGTGCCGCCGATAATGACCGCCGCAGAGTTCGCGACGGCCACTGGGGGCCGCCTCTCGGCAACCACGGAGACGGTCGAGTGGGCGCTCTCCGCCTACTCGGCGGCAATCCGCGCGCACTGCGGCTGGCACGTCGCGCCGTCCCTCGCCTGCGTGGCGACGCTGGACGGCGGCCGCGTGCTCAGGCTCCCCGCCATGGCCGTCTCCGCCGTCTCGTCCGTCTCGGTCGGCACGCTCGAGGCCGACCCCTCGTCCTACGAGTGGTCGTCGAGCGGCCTCGTGCGCCTCGTGCGACCGTGCGCCGCCGCGCGTGCCGGCTGGCGCTCCGTCCGCGTCGCGTACACGGCGGGGCTTGACTCCGCGCCCGACCTCTCCGCGGCCCTCGTCGCGCTCGTGAGCGAGTTCCTCGTGGCGCACCCCGGCATCTCGTCGCAGACGGCCGGGGGGACGTCGGTGGGCTACAGCCTGTCGGTCGGCGTCAGGAGCCACGCGAGCGAGCTCGCCCCGTACAGGCTGGTGGTGTGACATGCCCATGCCAGACTGGGCGACCGTGGCCGTGACGGTGGAGCGGCCCGCCACAAAGGAGGCGCGCGGGGCGAGGGTGGCCGACTGGTCGGGCGCGACCAGGACTGAGGTCGCCGGCTGCTGGGTCGGCAACGCGTCGTCCTCCTCAGACCCATCGGACCAGGGCCGCGCCGCCACGACGCGCCTGACGCTCTACGCGCCCGCCGGCACGGACGTGCGGCGCGGTGACCGCGTGACCTACGCGGGCACCCGCTACGCCATCGACGGCGAGCCCATCGCCTACCCGTCGCCGCTCGGCGGCACGGACCACATCGAGTGCACGCTCGTGGACTGGGAGTGACGCACATGGATAAGATCGGCAGCTTCCGCCTGGAGCTCGACCACGAAGGCATCGCGGCGCTCCTGCGCTCGCAGCCCGTCGCCACCGAGTGCGAGGCGGCCGCGCGCCGCGTCTCCGCGGCGGCCGGTGACGGCTTCGAGGTCGTGGGCCCGCGATTCACGGGCCAACGCGTGGCCTACAGCGTGAGCGCCGCCACCGAGGACGCGAGGGTGGCCGAGGCCACCGACAGGTCGCTGTCGAGGGCGGTGCAGGCATGCAGAGCTTGACGCGGCCCACGGACGCCGCGGCCGCGCTCGCGGCCGACCTCACGGCGCTCTGCGGCTTCCTGGTTTCGGCAGACCCGCCCGCAGTGGTGGACGGCAGCGCCCCGGTGGCGCACGTGGTGCCGCTCGGAAGGGCGCCGGTGACGCCCGTCTCGTGGGAGTACGACCTCTCCATAGACGTCTGGTGCGGGGCCACCGGCGACCTCGGTCCGGTCGAGGAGGCCGCGAACGCCCTCGTGGGCGCGTTCTGCCGCCTCGACCGCGCGGACTGCCCGTCCGGCATCTCATGGAAGGTGCCCACGGTCACAAACGGCGGATACCCGAACCCGGACCCGAACCACTGGGGAGTCCCAAGGCAGACCATCGCATGCAACGTCTCCGCGCGCGGCGCGGAGGACTAGAAGGAGACCAAATGGCAGGAATCGACAGCAAGCACGTGTACCTCACAGGCCCAGACCAGACCGCGACCACCGGCGCGGTGCAGGTGGCCGAGGTCGGAGCCACCGCCCCCACGGACGCGCGCACCAAGCTCCCCACCGACGCCTGGGGCAACGGACTCGGCTACATCGGGGAGGACGGCATCACCGTCTCCGGCCTCATCGCCGCCGGCGACGCCATCCGCGACTGGGCGAAGAGGAAGATCAGGACGACGGACGGCGAGGCTGACCCCTCGGTGTCCATACCATCGATCCAGGTAGACGAGGACCTCGTCGCGCTCCTCCTGAACGAGGGCGACTACGCCATCGACAAGGCGACCACTGAGCACGGTCAGCAGATCAAGATGATGTGGTCTGGCAACCCCGGACCCGAGCGCTCGGTCTGCGTCAGCATGAAGGACGGCAAGCGCCGTGTGCGCGTCTACCTACCCGACGCACAGGTCACCGACCTCGACGATGTGTCCTTCAAGCCGGACGCCGCCAACACTTACTCGATGACCCTCTCGCTCAACGCGGATGACACAGGCCACTACTGCTACTTCATCTACGACGACGGAGAGGTGGCTGCGGCATAATGGCGGACTTCACGCTCCAGCGACGACCCCCCGCGACCTTCACCTTCCGCATCGGGGACTCCGAGTACGCGGTGCCCCAGGCTCAGAGCCTCACCTACGACGAGGTGCTCTCCATCTCGGCGGGAGAGGGAGTGGCGAGGGTCAGGGCCCTGCGCTCCGTCTTCGAGGCACACGCGCCCGGATGCACCGAGGGCCTTACCGTCTCCGAGCTGCACGACCTCTTCGCCGCCTGGTCGGGGGCTTCCAAGGCCGGCGTGGGGGAATCTGCGCCCTCGTCCGAGTAGACGGCGAGACGGACGGGGCGCTCGACGCCGACTGCATGGCGCACCTGGGCGTGCGGCTCTCCGACGTGCCCGGCACCATCGGCTGGGACGGGCTGCTCGCGCTCTACCGCCACGCCGACGAGACGTGGGCCACGTGGCGCGCCCAGCACCGCGACCAGGTCGGCGACTGGTGCACAACCCTTCGCACCAACGCCCTGCTCGCGGACTGCGTCGACGCCATCAGCTGGCTCGCGTACGTGGTTGCGTGCGCGAACCTGAAGCGCGGCGCGCCGAAGCCGCAGAGGCCGAAGCCTGTCGCGCGGCCATGGGTGACGGCGGACGGCGACAGGCACATAGGCTCCGGGGCAATCCCCCGGTGCGAGTTCCTCGCCTGGTACTACGAGGGCGAATGACAGGGGGTCGGCCGAGGGGCCGGCCCCCGTTCCGTTAGGGGGCCGACCGATGTCAGAGGGCGTGAACGTCGCGAACGCGTACGTCTCCATAATGCCGAGCATGCAGGGCGCCGAGAAGAGCATCACCGACGCCCTCTCGGGCGCCATGGAGGGCGCGGGCGAGGAGGCCGGCTCAAAGGGCGGCGAGTCGATTCTCGACGCCGTGACCGGACAGCTCGGCGGCCTCGCCGAAAGGCTCGGCGAGCTCGGCAACGGCGCCGGCGGCTCGCTCGTCGACGGCATCACCGGCGTGCTCGGCGCGGCCGGCCCCGCCGCCGTCGCGGCAGCCGCGGGCGCGGCCGTCGTGGGCATCGGCACCGCGCTCGAGGGCATCGGCGAGGACTTCGACGCGATGTCGGACTCGATCCAGATATCCACCGGGGCGTCTGGCGACGCGCTCGACGAGCTCTCCGACGCGGCGACCCAGGTCGCCACCACAGTCCCCGTGAGCTTCGAGGACGCCGGCGGCATCGTCGCCACATTCTCCCAGCGAATGGGGCTGGCCGGCCAGGCGCTCACCGACGTCTCGGACCGCGCCGCGGCCCTTGGCGAGCTCACGGGCCAGGCGGTCGACGTCGACAGGCTCTCGGGCGCCCTCAACGCCTTCGGCGTCTCGGGCGAGGACGCCGCGGCCGAGATGGACTACCTCTTCGGCGTCTCGCAGCAGACCGGCGTTGGCTTCAACGACCTCGTGAGCACGGTCCAGTCGAGCGGGCCGGCCATGCAGGAGCTGGGCTTCTCCTTCGACGACGTGGCGGACATGGCGGGCCAGCTCGACAAGGCCGGCATCAACTCGAGCGCCGTTCTCGGGAGCATGAAGAAGGCCCTCTCCTCCGTCGCGGACTCCGGCGGGGACGTGCAGAAGACGTTCTCGGACTCCGTGACGTCAATCGAGGGCTACATCGCAGCAGGCGACGACGCCGCGGCCATCAGCAAGGCCGGCGACCTCTTCGGCACCAAGAACGCCCCGCAGTTCGTGGCGGCGCTCAAGAGCGGCGCCATCAGCATGGACGCGCTCGGCCAGAGCGCGCTCGGGGCCTCCGGCGACATCATGGGGACCATCGAGGAGACCGACGACTGGCCCGAGAAGTGGGCGCTCATCCAGAACAAGGCGGAGGCCGCCCTCGCGCCGCTCGGCGGCGCGGTCATGTCGGGCGTCACAACGGCCGTGGAGGGGCTCGGCGGCGCCATGGAGTGGCTCTCCGGGGCCCTCGCGCCGGTGGGCGACACCATGTCGACGCTGGTCGACGGGGCGATGGCCAAGCTGGCGCCCGTCATCTCGCCGCTGCTGCCCCCGCTCCAGGACCTCGCGGCCTCCGTGCTCCCGCTCATCCAGGGCGCCATCTCCGCGCTCTGCGGCGTGCTCTCATTCGTGGGCGAGGCGCTCTCGGAGCTCTTCGACATCCTCTCGCCGGTCGCAACGGTGCTCGTATCGGTGCTCGGCGTGGCCATCGAGGCGGTGTCCGGGCTCTTCACCTTCCTGGGCTCCGTCCTCGACGCCATCGGCCAGGCCCTCCAGGCCGCCGCGGACGCGGGGCAGCAGGCGTGGCAGCCGATGGTCGACTTCTTCTCGGGCATCGTGACCGCAATCCAGAGCTTCTTCGCGCCGATTGGCGACCTCATCGGCTCCGTCTTCGCGGAGGGCGCGGCCTTCGTCTCCTCGCACGTCGAGGAGATCAAGTCCTTCGTCTCTGGCATCCCCGGCGCGGTCCTCGGCTTCCTCGCGGGGATCCCCGGCTTCTTCCTGAGCGCCTTCTCGTCTGCCGGACAGGCGGCGAGCGACGCCGTGGGCGCCATCGGCGACGTCCTATCCGGCCTCCCCGGCAAGGTGTGGGACTGGATATGCTCCATCCCGGGGAAGTTCGCCGAGATGTTCTCGCAGATCCACGTGCCCACCTTCCACATAGAGGGCAGCTTCAACCTCGACCCGGCGAACTTCTCGGTGCCGACGCTCGCCTTCTACGCCGCCGGCGGCTTCATCGACCGCCCGACCGCCATCGTCGGCGAGGCCGGCGGGGAGTTCGTCTGGCCGAGCTACCAGCCCTACATCGGCAGGTACGCGGCCGCGCTGGTCTCCGCGATGGGCGCCACCTCACCCGGCGGGACGGTGAGCCAGACTTTCAACGTCACGAGCAACGACCCGGAGCTGGTCGCCGCCGTCGTGGCGCGCCGCATGCGGAACGCATACGGGCGCTGATTGGAGGGCGCATGAGGTTCACGGTGGCATCTCCCACGGACAGGGTCGTGCTGCGCGACTCGCGCGGCTCCCAGACCGTGGGCTGGTGGCTCCTCGCGGACGGCGTCAAGGGCTGGCAGGGAACGCCGGCCGTGCGCGAGGGCGTGACGGACGGCGTGGGCCACGACGGCGACCTCTGGCCCCAGTCCCTATCCCAGGGGTCGAGGGTCGTTACCGTGCACGGATTCGTGTTGGCGCGCTCGACCATGGAGCTGGCCCGCGCCATCGACCGCATCGACGCGCTCGTGGGAGCGCGCCTCACCGTCACGTGCGAGGACGCGCACGGCAGGCGCTCGGCGGAGGGCTTCCTGTCCGACGACCCGGACCCCCAGCTCTACCCGGACGAGCGCACGGCCACCTTCGACCTGGTCATGACGTGCCCCGACCCGAGGCTCTACGGCCCATGGGTGGCCTACCCCGGCACCGGCAAGGCGCGCGTGGCGAACCACGGCACGGCGCCGAGCTACCCCAGGGTCCACGCCGAGGGCTCGCCGCTCACGACGCTCACGCTCGCGTGCGGCGGCCAGACCGTCGAGTGGAAGGGCAGCGCCACCGAGCTCGACCTCGACCTCTCCGACCTCGCGCCGTCCACGGGCACGCTCTCGCAGGACAACGCCTTCGCGGTTCCCCCCGGCGGCGCGGCGGTCTCCGTCTCGGCCACCGGCACGGACGCGGCGGTCACCATCCTTGGGAGGGACGCATGGCGGTAGAGCTCAGGGCCTTCTCGGGGCTGGACGGCTCGCCAGTGCGGCGCCTGCGCTACTCCAAGCTGGAGTGGTCGGACAGCGTCAACGAGGCGGGCTCGCTCACGGCCACGGTCGTGGACCGCGGGGACGTCGACCAGGAGGCGCAGCTCAGGCCCTACGGCACGATACTGGCCGCCGTGGACGGCGCGACCGTGCGCCACGCGGGCTACGTCACGGGCGTCAGGCACTCGCGCGCGGACGGCACGTGGCAGGTCACGGCGGGCGGGGGCTCGACCATCCTCTCGAAGCGGCTGGTGCTCAACCGCAACCTCCGCAGCAAGTGGCAGGACGGCACGGTGGTCATCGACGAGAAGAACCCGCCGGGCGACTGGGTGCTCACCGCGACCGGCTCATACTCCGACCTCATATCGGCGCTCATATCCGAGACCGAGGCGTGGGGGAAGCTGCCGATAGACCCGGCGGCGAGGACCGGCGGCGACAAGACCCGCACGTGGAACTCCTGGGACCTAGCCACGGTGGCCGACCGCATATCGGACATCGGCGACCTGGAGGCCGGCCCGGAGTGGAGGCTCGACCCGTACATCACATCGGGCGGGGGCCTGCGCTTCCGGCAGGTGACGAGCGCGGACGGCGGCGAGATCGTGGACCGCGCGTGGCGGTGGAGCGCCGTGGTCCCCGGCTCGGGCGTCTCGCTCGGCGACGAGGACACGGACGGCTCCGAGTACACGTGCGCCCGCTACCTCACCGGCGGGCGCGACGATGACCGCCTGCTCGTGGCCCACGCCTCGTCCGGCGCGCTCGCGTCGCGCGGCTGGCCGCTGCTCCAGACGGCGGACACGTCGCACTCGCAGGTGTCCGTGCTCGCGACCCTCAAGGCGTACGCCTCCGCCGCCGTCTCCGCAGGCTCGCGCGCCGCGCTCACGACGGAGGTAAGGGTGCCGGCGTCGCTCGAGGTACACGTGGGCGACCACGCGGACGTGCGCTACGGCACGGGCGCGGGGGACGTCCTCGCGCTCAAGGTGACCGACGTCAGGTGCGCCGCCGGCGACGCCACCCAGACGCTCGGGTGCAGGGGGAGGTGAGCGGCGTGGCTACCTACAGGCCGGCCACGGTGGACGACTCGGCGGTGCTCGCGCGCATGGCGAGGGACCGCCGGAGGGCCGCCGAGGCCGTGGCGCGCCCGGGCAAGACACAGGTGTGGCAGACCACGGACAAGGTCGCGGGCGCATCGTCGGCGGCGGACGCGGCACAGACCAAGGCGGACGCGGCACAGACCAAGGCGGAGGCGGCGCAGTCGGCGGCGGACTCCGCACAGGCCGCGGCGGACGCGGCGACGCTCCCGGTCGGGGCGTGCGTGCTCATGGCGGCCAAGGCGGCGCCGGGGCTCGCCGGCACGTGGTCGCTGGTGACCGGCGTCAAGCTCCCGATGACCGGCAGCGACGCCACCTACTACGTCTACGAAAGGACGGCATGACATGGCAAAGGTTACAGGGTTCTCCCAGCTCACGTGCGACAGGTGCGGAGCGGAGGCGTACGCGGTCGACGGCTCTCCCACGGCGCAGAGCTGGCGCGACATCTCCCGCATCGACCAGGGGGGGCAGACCGTGACGAGGCTGCTGTGCCCCGCGTGCTACAGGGCCTACCGCGACCTCGTGTCGGCGCAGGACACCGCCTTCTCCGGCTTCATGGCCAACCAGCCCGACGCGGCGGGGGGCCAGGCATGACGGTGATGAGCAAGCCCACCGGGCGCGGGGACTTCCTGCTGCACGCCGGGGCGGACGAGCGCCTGGGCGTGCTCTGGGAGCGCGACCGCCAGGACGGCGCGGGCTACAAGCCAATGGACCTCACCGGCTGGCAGGCCACGCTCAGGCTGGAGTGCGACGGCGAGGCTGTCTTCACGACCGCCTGCACCACGACGAGCGACGGCTACGCCTGGGGCGACGTCCCGGCGTCGGAGACGGCGGCGCTCGCGACGCGCGCGCCCTCGGGCTCCTGGCGCATCACGGCCACGGACGGCACGTCGACGGACGTGCTGGGCTGGGGCTACTACGAGGTGGAGGGATAGATGGCAGACCAGTACGTGGACCGGAGGACGGTGGGGATACCCGCCGACGTCGAGCTCGTGCGCGACGAGGTCGAGGGCATGCGCGACGCCGCCTCGGCCTCCGAGGCGTCGGCGTCGCAGAGCGCGGACGCGGCGGGCAAGAGCGCCGCGGGGGCCGAGCTCAGCGCGCGTGAGGCGGCGACGCTCGTCGCGGCCATCAACGGCCTGCGCGTGGGGCCGACCGAGCCGGAGCTCCACAGCAGGACGGAGCACATGCTCTGGGTCAGGACGAGCGACGACCTCGCCACCGTCAGCGCCCTGCGCGTGTGGGACGCCGGCGCGGCGGGCGACGCGACCTGGCCGGGGGCCTCGACGTACCCCGGCGCCGCGCTCTACCCGATGATCGAGGGCACGTGGGTCACGGCGAGGCTCGCCGCCGCGTGCCTGGCAGGATAGCCGAGAGACCAAGGAGACACCATGGCAGACAGCACCAGCACCAACGACCTGACGTACACCCCCACGACCTGGGCGGACGGCGCAGACGGCGGCACCGCCATCACGGCGGCGAGGCTCAACAACATCGAGCAGGGAATCAACTCCGCGAGCAAGCAGGTCAACGCCAACACGAAGAGCATCAAGACGCTCGGGGATTCCGTATCCCAGGTGCAGGCCATCGGTGTGAACAAGATCAAAATCGGAATCCTGAGCACGGGGAGGCTGGTGATCTCGTTTCATCTCGAGGACGGCTCGTCATACAATCTCATGTGCAGCAGCACCGAGCTGTGGCTTGACCACTATGACTCCAGCGGCACAGGCACGACCCTCTGGGAAATTGTGCCGTCGAAGTAGCATTCCGTATCCCAGAGGCTGCCGTTCACGAGCAATTCCCCCGTGTCGGACTTCGACGACCTGACCACGACGGGCTTCTACTCCGTGGAGGGCACGCACTCGCCCTCCGGCAGCTCAAGCGTCTGGTACTCCGTCCTCGTGATGCAGATCGCGGGCAACTCGGCCTACGTCACGCAGCTTGCCATGGCCACGGGCGTCAACTCGGGCGCGTGGCTGCGCACCATGGACGGAGGCACGTGGGGCAGCTGGGCGAAGCTGTAGCATTCCGTATCCCACTTCGGAATCGGGGGACGCGTGGCAGGTATGCGGTTCTTGTGCGACGACACGACGGACAGCAGGCTGACGATGCAGGTGACCTTCACTAACGGCAACTGGTGGGCCATCAACTTCTACAAGGATGGAATATTCGTCTACGACTACGCGACGGACACATCGAAGTCCGTGAAACTCGCCTAGCCTACTGGTCCCACATGATGGAGCCTATCGCGGTGGAGTCCAGGTAGAAGGTCAGCCTGAAGGGCGCCTTTGTCGTGTCCCAGGCGACGCTGACGAAGTGCCCTCCGTCCCGCGTCCTGATGGACGCGAGCTGGGATACGGAATGCCATTGCCTTATTGCGACTTATTCCAGGTGGCTATCACATCAGAGCCTTTGTAGAGGTATATGGCGGCTGCGGAGACCGCAACCTGGTATCTTGTCCCGTTAACAACCGTAATGAGTTGCACAGGCGCGCCTTCATTTCCGGACACCTGTGCTGAGGCAATCTGTCCTATAGGCGCGTAGACTTGCACGCTTTGGGATACGGAATGCTACACGCTTGGGAAGGTGGCCTTCACCTGCCAGACGCAGGCGTCGTTTACATACACGCGAAAGTACCAGACTCCTGATACGCTGGCCCAGTCAAAGGAGACGTTTTGGTCTCCATTCATGGAGCGGACCTTATTCAGCTGGGATACGGAATGCCCCTTGCGTCATTTACTCCATACCTGGGTGCCGCTCGACGAGTTGTCGAACCGGTCCAGGTGGAGAGACGTCCGCTCCGCCACGAGCCTGAACTCCTGGCCGCCTTCGAGCTTGAACGCAATGTACAGGTACGGGCTGTCCGCCGACCCGGACGAGCTGAAGACCATCGACTCGACCCCGACCAGCTTAACCTGGGATACGGAATGCTACGAGTCCACGCGGCCAAACGCGGTACCGTCCGTCTTGGTGTACAAGTAGGCCTCTCTGCCGTCCTCCAGGGTGAGCCGTATGACCACGGGGTTGTCCTTCGTGCTGAAGATGTTGACCTCCGAGATGACGTTCCCGCCCCCAGCGTAGATGAAGCCTACCTTCTGGGATACGGAATCCTACCCAGCCGACAGCACGGCGTCCCCGAAGCGCCGCTGCGCCGCGCGGAAGACGTCCACCGAGCGCGCCACGTAGCGCGAGTAGCACATCTCGACCGAGGTGTGTCCCATCTCCATGGCCACGGTCTCTATCGGCACCCCGGAACCCACGGCGATGGTGGCCCAGGAGTGCCGCAGGCGCTCGGCGCACATGTCCAGGCCGTGGCGGCGGAACCACCGCCGCATGCGCCCGTAGATGGCGGAGGGCCGCATGGCGCACAGCAGGTCGCGCCCGGACGGGCGGAGCCGGCGCCTGAGCTCGCGCAGGCGTGCGAGCGCGTAGCGCGGCAGGACCACGGTGCGCCTGCCCTTGGCGGTCTTGGTGCCCCAGACGCGCGTCTCGCCGCCCACGTCGTGCCTGCCCTTGTCCACGCGGACCTCCCCGGTGCGCAGGTCGAGGTCGCCCCACGTGAGCGCCGCGGCCTCGCACGGCCTGAGGCCGCACGAGGACTGGACGAGCGCGACCGCCTCCCAGGGCTCGCCCTGCCACGCCAGGGTGCACCTGCGGAGCTCTCGCGCCGTGAGCGTGCGGGCCTCGCGCACGGGGACGGGCGGCAGCTCCACGTCGTCGGTCTCGCACCAGATGCGCAGGCGGTACGTGCGGATGGCCCAGCGGAGCACCTGCCGGAGCGTCTTGTGGGCCTTGGCGGCGGCGCCGTAGGACATGCCCGAGACCCACTCCTGGACGTCCGCGTGGCGTATGTCCTCCAGCTGCATGCCGCTCCAGCGCGGCAGCAGGTGGCACCTGGCGGCGCTCTCGTATCCGGCGTACGTGTTGGGCCTCACCTTGGCCCGCTTGGCGTCGAGGTATGCGGCGAGTACGGAATCGAAGAGCATCTTAACCTCCAAAAATCCCAGGGCGTGACGGTCCCCCCATCATGGGCCGCGCGCTGGGATTTTGGGAAGGGAGGGCGGCACGGTTGGACGAGAGCCAGAGGGAGGGCCGCGACGCGGCGCTGAAGGTGCTCACGGTGGCGCTCTCTGGTGTCATGGGCTACCTGGGCACCACGACGCAGGGGAGCCCGCGCTGGGACTACGTGACGGTGCTCTGGGTGGCGATAGGTGCCCTCGCGCTCGCCGTCATAGGCGCCATCGACGCGAGGTCGCGCCGGGAGGCCCGCCAGCGGGACGAGGACGAGCGCCACGCCGAGATAATCGCGCGGATGGACTCCCAGGACCGGCGCACGGACGCGCAGGACCGGAGGCTGGACCTCATCATCGAGGCCCAGCAGCAGGTCATGCGCTCGTCGCTTATCCGCGACGCCGAGAGGTACTGCCGGCGCGGCTTCGTCACTCCCGAGGAGCACAGGGCATACAGCGAGGCTTACGGCTCCTATGAGCATCTGGGGCTCAACGGCTACATCAGGACCTACGTGGAGCGCGTGGACGCGCTGCCCGTGCGCGACGTGGACGAGGTCATAGGCTCGGAGTCGACCGACTAGGAGAAAGGATTAGACATGCAGGACACCATCAGGGACTGGGCGCGCGCGGCAGGCGTGCGCGCGGTCAAGACGGCGGCGCAGGCGGCGGTGGCGGCCATCGGGGCCACCACAACCATGGGGGGCGTGGACTGGCGCGTGGTCGGCTCCACGTCGCTCCTGGCGGCCATCCTCTCGGTTCTCACGTCGCTTGCGGGCATCCCAGAGGTCGCGGATGGCGCGAGCGTGGGAAAGCTCGGGGGCAGCGCGGATGGCACGGACTAGCGCCCCGCGCTGCCCGCTCTGCGGGGCGGAGATGCGCGAGGAGCGCGGCATGGAGCGCGAGAACGCCGGGCTCGTCCAGCGCTGGTGGACGTGCCCGAGCTGCCTGCACCGGGAGACGACCATCGAGGACGAGGAGGAGCCCAATGGACGAGACAAAAACTAGCGACGGCGTTGACGGAGTGGACGCGGACGGGAGGGGCGAGGATGACAGCGAGTAGCCTTTGTTCCTATTGGAACCTCACTAAAAATTGCTCCTCTAGGCACGGCAACGCCATTACCAAGTTCACGCCGCACTACATGGCCGGGAACCTCACGGCGCAGGCTTGCACCCAGCTTTTCAAGGACACGAGCAGGCAGGCAAGCTCCAACTATTGCATTGGTTCGGATGGACTCATTGCGCAGAGCGTGGACGAGGGCATGAGGGCCTGGACCTCTAGCAGCGCGTGGAACGATTGTCGCGCTATCACAGTCGAGGTTGCCAACGTTGACAACGTGACTGGTGAGGTCACTAGCGCCGCGTGGAACGCCCTTGTTGCCCTGGCC